CCCATTGCGGCTTGAGACTGGTATACTTGACCTCAAAACCACATATATCACACATCGCTCTAGCGTGTTTGCCTAGAGCGTATGCCATTACAAATAACCCCTACTTGGAACAATCCGCAAACTTACACGCTCGCGATCTTCCGTTTCTGCACGAACCATTTCCTCTTCATAAATCATCTTGAGACCCTGCGCCCGTTCCGGGGCTTTTTTGATCGCAAGATAATAAGCAAGACCAGAAATTAGCGGCGCCAAGAATCTGGAAGGCACATCGGCATCATTTGTCAACTCATTAATATCTTCCACACGCTCAGTACGATAAAATCGCAGCTGGTCGGTGGAATTCTCGGGAGTTGGGTACAAATAAATGACTGGCGTAGACTGACGATCAACCCAATACTGAGTTGGGCGACCTTCAGTCGTTTTCTTCGGAAGGTTTTGATACTCAGAACGACCAATGCGTTCCATATTGTAATCAACACCATTCCGACGAATCACCGCATCCAGCACATCTACCGTATACGCGTCAAGCGTATAATTTGCAGTCCCAGCGGTCAGAGACTGCGTGGCTTCTTTAACGGTCCACAGGTTGATACCCCTGTTAGACCAATCAGACATCAAAATATTTAAACTGCGTCGAGCGGTACGAGCATCATAACCCGTGCGCAATTCAAGCCCACACCGTTCGTACGCTTCCTCTATAATATCGGAAGCATCAATATTAAATGTTTGAGTGCCTGAGGTAGCCATTAACCACAAATCAACGTAAGTGAGGTGACATTGGTTGCTGCCACATACGCATAATCGTCATTCGCGGCGGCGGTAAGAATACCTTCACCGGGAACGACCAGATCCTGCGTAACCGTAGCACTAGCCGGAGTCGCCAAGTTAAGAAGTACACGTGAGTTGCTGTTGCGAGTAATTACAACACTTCCAGCAGAACCAGAAGCGACATAATAAACACCTTTCACACGAGTACGCGGTAACGCCAAATTACCACCATAACCAACCGTAATGGCTCCAGCAGTTGCACCAGACGGAGTAATTGAAGTTACAGACACAAAATAATTTGTGCTGTAAGTAGCCGTCGCATTACCCATCGCAACCGTTTCGGTAATAGTCTGACCATTTACTCCAGTCCCCACAACTGTGAGAGACTTGCCTGTTTCATCGGACGCAGGAGTGATCGATAGTTGATATCCTGCGCCGTTATATTCAGGCTTAGTGTTGGCTAGGGTAAGAGGCGTAGTATCTGTCGGCGTTACTGTGGTGACGTAGAAATCCGCGTCTGAACCAACCGTAACTGCCCAAACATCAGTTTGCATAGCCGTTACCCCTTAGTAGATTAAGACAGATTATTGTTCTGAATATAAAGAACCGTAGCCTGTCCCACACCGGCAGTACCGTCTTCGTCAGTCGCATTAAAGGTAGCAATCACGTCTACATCAGATGCACCAACATCCGCGGATACTGAGGTCATAGTGCCGCTAAAAGTAGTGCCGGCGGCTTGTACTGAAGTAGCCGCTAGAAAAGCATCTGCATCGGCAGAAGTACCAATGGAGACAGTAGAAGCAGTGCCATCGTCATTAGCAGTAGTGCAAGACAGTACGACTGAAACAATCTGTGAGTTAGCAGGGATTGTGGCAATAGTCGTAGTCTGAGCATCCGCACCAGTCATCGTTACAATGGCCGATTGAGCCATAAGAGCGTAACCAACATTAGCGGAAGCGCCTTCGCGAATATCACCGGCTTTCAACGGACCGGAAAAAGTGCTTGAGGACATATGTGTGTCTCCGTGTTGCAGCACTCGCTACACCGTCTCTGCAAAGTCCGCTGGGTCGGTCGGCGTAGCTAAATATCCCAGAACCTAAACCAAGTATAAATTGTTTCGAACGCTTTGTCAAGCACCCAAAAAAGAATGACCCCGCCGAAGCGGGGTCAGTTCTCATCAAATCAGAAGATTTGATTACGCGCCGGTAGAGCCGTAAACTGCACGCCAGTCGCTCCAGCCGAAACTGTAGCGCTCGCGAGCCTTGTAACGGACGTTACCAGTCTCGAAGTCACCTTCCATACCAGTCTTCATAGCTGCACGCTGGAAGTGCTTCAGGCCGTTAGGTGCATCGGTCTTAATGAACCACGCATCAACGTCGGTCAGGTAGTTATTAACTACATAACCTTCCGGAAGCATACCACGAGAACGAACGGCATTGATGTCGTTGTCTGCGGTTGCGGTACGGTTGTTGGACATCATCAGACGCTCTGCAACAAAACCCAAGCTTGACGGAATAATCAGCTTGCGGCCCTGTACATTGACCTTCAGGCCACGCTCGTCAACAAAGTTGCTGATAGCAATCAGAGCAGCTTCGAGAGAGGTTTCGTTCAGGTCAGCGTCGGTAGACGGCTTGTTAGCAACGTTACCACCAGAAGAGGTCGGGTGTGCAGTGCTGAGCAGAGCAACGCCGTCACCACCAGTGTAGCTAGCGGAGAAGCCGTTGTTCAGTACATTTGCGCCCTTAACCTGCTTGGTGTAGTTCATGGAACGAGCCAGAGACTTCGTGTAACGAGAAGACAGCTTGTCGTAGAGGTTATCTTCGATAGCTTCTTCGGTCAGAGCGAAGGCCATAGCAACAGTTTCATGATTGTAACGAGCAGTCCAGACTTCAGAAGCTGAGTCATAAGTGACGCCAGCGCCTTCACCCTTGGTCGGAGCCTGACCGAAGCCAGAGAGCATTACTTCTTCTTCGAACGCACGATCAGAATTTTCGCTGTCGAAGATATCAGAATGCTGCTGCTCATAACGGCTGTATTCGAGACCGAACAAGGCATTCAGACCCGGCTCCAGCTCTTTTACGAGTTGTGCACGATTAATAGCCATGATTTAGTCTCCTTATACGCCAGAACCAACCGGAGCTTCCGCGTATTCATGTTCTACGATCTGCACGTAAACGCGAGCGTAGTCAGAAGCCGGGTCGTTATCCGGGGAAGTAACAAAATCCAGAATGCGCAGCTGCGCAGTGCTGGTGCCAGTGGTGCTGCTGACCTGCTGAGCAGAGCGACCAGTAGAGGTGCTGCCAGAATTAGCGTCATCCATATCGGCTAGCTGACCAAGATCAGCAATACCGGAAGCGCCTTCCATCTGTGCGGTATAAACGATCGAAGGATCGTCATATACATACGCAGTTGCGTAAGAACCCTTAACAGACTGACCTGCCGGCCAATACTTGCTAAAAGTAATTTCGCCGTTATCCTTAGTGAAAGAACAACCTGCGAATACACCAATCACGGAGTCTCCTTCACCAGAAACTTCGATAGTGCCTGCAGCTACAAACTTAACGAGATCGCCACTGAAGATTGCGGTAGCGTAATCATCAGCAATGCGATACTCCTTCATACGGATAGTACCACCGGTCAAATGGTATGCCGGGGTAAATCCGTTAGGGGCATTTACATTAGCCATTGCTAGTGTCTCCTAAAAGATTCACGAATTATGAATCCTCGGAGTCGTTACGATTCAGAGGATTCCCGAACGTCGTCTGCGACTGCCGATTCGGCTTAGAAATCGGCATAGAAGCATGACTTTCCCTCATAAGATCGTTATCTACAGAATCCATCGCCCTTTCAGCTTGGTTACGGTAGTAAGCATTACGCTCTTCAGCAATCTCTTCGGGAACTTTAGCGAGGATTAACCCACCTACGCCAATGGTACCTGCATGTTTACCGTCTTCAACTGTCGGAGCCATAAATTCAGGATGATCCTCAGCACGCACCGGCTCATAACCTTCGCGCATACGTTTGGACATATTGACTTTATCATCTACGCCACCAGTCGCTTCGCGGATCCAACGATACTTGTAACCCGGAGGAGCTTCTGGAGCGTCCAACATTGAGGGCGGTGCCCAAGACTTTTTGCGTGATGTTTTATCACGAGTTTCAGCGGCTCTGTTTGTCCGATCATTTGGCATTTGGATATTCTCCTTAACGCTTGACGTACTTCGCGTACTCTTCAAGTGGCACCCCTAGGCGATTCGCAATAGCAATCTCGCTGGATGAAAGTTTAACTTTACGCGCGCTTTGTTTAGCTCCGCGGTTTGCGGAAGCCACCGTCTGCACGGGACGACTCTTTTGAAACTTATGCGGGAACGCTTCTCGCATACGTTTATCAAGCTCAGTATAATACTCGTCGCTGCTCGGGTCAATACCCTCACGTTCAACGAGATTACGATGAATACCAAAAGCTGAATAAGTCATCGCTTCGTCTTCACCAAACCAACTATTCTTCTCAGCCCACATTTCGGCCTTTGGATCAGGCTTCGGTGGTGCGGCTGGACGACGTGGCTGCTGCTGATACACGGGCTGTTGCGCTGCTTGTTCACGACGAGCGCGAACACGACGCAGGTTTTCCTGTTCAACAGCAAGACGAGCTAGCTCTTGATTAGCTTCCGCAATTGCATCTGGATCACCAGAATCAAATGCACTC